AGGATTCACCCTTATTTTGTACATCATATTGTACAATTTTACCCTTATTCTGTACATAGGGGTAAGCATTAGTCCTGTCGCTTTAGCCATCTTACATACATTTTTGCTGCCCACGCTCTGCGCTGCTGCTTGTTAGGGTACACCTTTCTTAACCTCGCATTTGCTATGCGTAGGAATTGATTCATCTTATTCATAGTGATTGATTTTGTAGGATGGGGGGGAGTTGAACCCCCCTTGCAGTATAGATACTCTGTTGGTTACCGCCCAATATCTACCTACCTCCATTCATCCTTTGTTCGTGAATATCCTTTAACCAGTCCACCTTACTTGGTACATCTCCATGCATCACATGGCATGGTCTACATACAGCCATAAGGTTCTCTATTCTGTCTTTGTCTTTAGCACCTCCTGATCCTCTGTTCTCTATGTGGTGTATGTCGTTGGCTCTTGCTCCGCAAACCTCACAAGCAATGAAGTCATCTAGGACATAGTCAAAGTGCTTCATGTAGATCTTGGTGTGCTTTTTCATTTGAACAACGGCTTTATCTTTTCGGCTATCGCCTGTACCACATCAGTAGTAACTGCGTTACCGCATTGCTTATAGCGTTGCGTGTTGCTCATCTTCTTAACCTCTCCATCGTAATTGCCGTACTCGGTATGGTTGTCGGGAAATCCTTGTAGCCTCTCGCACTCTATCGGTGTTAGTCTACGGATGCGAGAACCTTTTATTATTGGAGGCATTGTACTCACATCTTGCTCACTTGACCTACGAGTAGCAAGACAAGGAGACAGACCATCCTTACGAGGTCTCCATCCTTCATCATTACGAAAGTCTCCTACTTCTTTAATGAGTTGAAGTCCGCTGTGGAGGTCGGCTTGACCTCTCGCTGTAAGGCACTTTGTAACGGCTTTTCTTGAGCCTTCCATTGTGAAATCTTCTGTATTGTTTCCTCCGATAGGAAAAACTCCTCGCCAATTTCGCTTGGTGTTTGTAGAATATCCGACAAGGTATATTCGCTCCCTGTTTTGGGGTAGAAACCACGATGTATTAAGCAGTTGCCATTCAAGTCGATAGCCCCCAATGTTGGCAAACGCTTGGAGGATTGCCGCAAAATCTTCGCCAGAGTTGGAGCTGAAAGTTCCTTTAACATTCTCCCAGATAAATACTCTTGGTCTGCATTCCCCAATGAGACGAATTGCTTCAAGGATAAGGCTTGATCGCTCACCTCCCATTCCTTTACGCTTTCCAGCAAGGCTGAAATCTTGACAAGGGCTTCCAAAGGTGATAAGGTCGATGCTTGGGAGGTCTGTCCCTTGAACATCTGTAACTGATCCGACATACTCTGCATCTTTAAATTTGTGTTTATATACTGCTACTGCGTGTTTGTCTACTTCCGAGAAGTAGCTTTTGACTTTATATCCAGCTTTCTCAAAGCCTAAGTGGAAGCCACCGATACCTGAGAATAGGTCTAGTTGATTTATCTTTCTCATAGCGTATCTCTAATTATGTAGCTGTCTAACTCCTCACCTCTTACGAAGAAGTCCTTGTAGACTTTGATGGCTCTGTTGAACTTCGCTTCACCTCTCTTGTAGAACTCCTCACTCACATCGTAGATACCAATGTCGCAACTCGCTTTGTCGAGTGCGATGAAGTACCAGTCCTTGAACGATCTGTTGAACAGATTGCAGTAGATATAGCATTGCATATCATATCCATATTTATCTGCTGAGTAGCGGAACGCCTTGAGGTCGGTTGTTGTTTTGATGTCAGCTATGAAGCTCTCGTTCCATATATCTGCCTTGCCTCTAAATGCAAACCCAGAGATGAGATCAACCATAGGCTTCTCTGTTTGGCTCTGCTTCAGGAAGTGTTTAGCGTGTTCGTTTCTATGGAAGGCATCTGTGATGCGCTCTGCCTTACTCATATCCGTTCTAGTGATACAAGTCTTAGGGTTATCTAGTTGCGCCTCTTTGAATGCTTTGGTGTTCTTAGAAGCCACATCTACTACCTCGAAGATATCGTTGAATCTTTCAGGTTCTAGAATCATCGTGTGTATCACACGACCTTGAAGTAACGCTGGGCTGTTCTGTTGCTGACCATAGGTCTGCACATTGTAGTAGGTCTTAGGACTATCTAGTAACAGCTTGAGGCTGCTAGATGATAGTGCTATCTTGTTCAACGCTCCGTAGTAGAACTCATCATCTACTGCTTTGTCTATAAGCCATTGCTGATCGTAGTCAGCTCCATCTAGCATCAACATGAGTAACAGGTTAAGATTTCTACCAATTCATATACTGCTATCATAGCAACCATTCCTAGAATAACCATAGTCTGCAAGAATGCAACTACCGCTACTTTGTTCCAATCAATCTTTTTCATTGCTCTTTTTTTAAGATTATACTGCAATGTACACAAAATAGTTTTAATAACTACTCATCATCATCAAGAAAAGTTCTACCGATGAACTCCTCTAGGTCATCTACCCTCTTAGTAAGTGATCGTATTTGGTTTAGGGCTATGCCCAAACCGATGCCAAATAGTAATAGTATCATTCTTTTATGGTATATGGTAAGACTTCAAACACTAGATCCTCTACATCCTCGAACTTCAAGTAGGTGAACACATCCTGAGCGTTCCATCTACCTACCCACTTATGCAGTGCATCATCATAGGGTATGTAGTTCCTACGCTCTACCTTGTCCTTATAGAATGGCTCACATAGTTCAATGGCTCGTACCCTCAGATGTTTCTTACGAAACACATAGAACGCATCAGGGAACTGGAAGGCTATGAAGTCTGCCTTGCTCTTTTTAGAACACCAGCCATCACCTCCCCATACATTCACGAACTCTAGCAGTAGGAATCCTGAGAGGTGCATCTTCTTGAGTCCCTTAACATCTACTCGCTTCTCTCCCCAGTAGAAGTCAATGTGCTTCTTGTCATCTTCTAGGTTGGATTTGAGTGCGCCAGTGATCTCTTTGAACAGAGCCTCGCCAGTCTTACCCACCTCAACACAGACTTTCGTACGGCTTTCGGTTAGCTTACGCTTATCTTTTAGGTAGTTACGCAGTTGCATCTACCAGCTCTTGCAGCTCTCTCATCCATTGCATCCAGATCTTAGGGTTGCAAGTACATGGGATGTCAAACTTGTGGTTGAATACTCTAGAATGAATGGTAGCTATACGCTCCCTATCTTCATAGGGCATGACCTTCTTTCTTAGAACACCTCCTGATAGGTAGGTACGCTCATCATCAGTCAAACACTCTGGCTCACGCTTGTAAGGAAACAGGTTGTTTAGTTTCTCCTTACGATCATCACACCCGCAATCGTCTCCGACTACTGCTTTTACAGCAGCCTTGATACCTGTCGCTGTTGTGATCTTCTCTATCGTATCACCTAAGCCTTTAGATTTTGTCGAAGTCTCCGTTTTGGAAGTCTTGGTAGTCCTCTTTGACTTTTTCGTAGATCCTTGCTTTGCCATTTTTTATCGTGTTCTTAATTGATGTTAGTCCTATATCACTCTCTCGGTGTATCTTATTCATAGAAGTGCCACTCATATAGATACGCATCATCTTCGCATCGTACCAGTGGAAGTCCTCAAGCTCCTCCTCCATGTAGTTGATGAGTTTCTCCATCGCTATCTTTTGCTCTGGGTACTCCTCAAACTCTAGCTGATCATGAGTCATGTCCTCTAGGCTTATCTTATCAATGCGCTTCTTCGTGCGCTGATACTTGAGTGCTGTGTTGATACAGCTACGATAGACATAAAAAAAGTTAAGGGAGTCCTCCTCGTAAAAGTTGGTTCTCCCTTCGCCTTCCATTTCTAAGAGTCGCAGAAACACCATCTGCACTATGTCGGATGCTATCTCGTACGAACCATCGGTGTACTGCTTGATGAAGCCTGTAAGCCTCTTGAAGTTCTCTCTGTAAAAGTTCTCTATGTTGTCCACGACACTTGTACCATAAATAAACCTAGAGCAAACTGAACAAGATGAAGCCCATTGAGATCCTCAGTTTCTTCGTAGTAGGCGTAGTTCACACCTACCATGACACCTGTGATTGGACTAAATTCTATCTGCATATTGGCTTAGGTTTTTATTATCCTTCTCCAATATACGACACTTATCAACTAATTCTTCACAATGCTTTTTCAAGTTATTCACTTCGTGTTCCAATTCAGTGATGTGCATCTTCTGTCTAGTCATTAAAGCTGTTAGCTTGTTAGTGCTACGCACCTCGTGTGATGGGTTCTCTAGGAGCATCTGCTGCGCTGTCTTATAGAAGAACCGATACATCTCTGACCAGTTGTAGTTCTCCTCGTGCTTCTTGTTAGCGTGATGCACTGAGCTGTGGTCTTTACCAAATATCCTACCAATCTGCATCAAGGTCATATACTTACGCATAGCTACCATCATCGCTGAACGAGCGAACACCTGATCCTCTTGTCGTGTTCCGTTTGGAACTACACTTATCTCCTCGTAGTATGCTCTTAGCAGTGTTGTCAATTCTTCCATTTAATCTCGTTTTCTTTTTCTATTATTCTTTGAAAAGGTATTCTATGCAGCTTTCCTGTTGATGTATTCCTTACAATGTAGTAGCTACTGCCTACATCTATATCCGATTCTTCGCCATCGACTCTAGTCTGCAAGTAGGCATGAGTCTCTATGCAGATGAACTCCATACCACTTACCTCGAACCGCTGACCATTCAGCATTTTTCTCTTAAAGTCCACAATAGCCACTATCACATTCGTTAAAGTCCTCATCAAATAGCTCGAACTGAGAGTTCCAAGCCTTAACCTCATCGTAAGTAATGTCGCTTCGCCATGTTGCTCCGTTAATACTTTCTCGTTCGCGTTTAGCAAACCACTCTAATTTGTTAGGATGCTTCTCCCACATCTTCTTCAGGAGCATCGGGTTTTTGTGAAAGCAACCTACGCAGTTATTCATCCAAGCAAATCGTACTGGTTTGTCTTTCCAGTATTCCTCAATGGTGTCCTTAAACAATCCAGCTTCTATTAAAGGGAAAGCTGGTTTTTGATATGGAACATTTTCCCATTTGTTTCTGCCGCTAGGATGTTTTTCAAATGTTGCTTTGAACTCTGTTAGTCCATCCTCATTACAACGCTCTAGCATATTCTTTGCTCTACGCATCTCATTGGCTCTAAAGCCGATTCGAGTCTCAACTGGTTCTCCTATATTCTCTGCCCACCAATAGAACATAGGTTCAATCTTCATCTCAATAGTGCAAAATCGTTGCACCTTGTTTGGTAGATATACCTTGTCCTTCCTTGTGGTTATTTGATCAAAGGTCTTACCTGTAACCCATGTGATCGGTCTACCTATATACTGCTCTAAGTCTAGCATAGTGTAGATGATCATGTCATCTTCTGCCGTTCCAATGAACGGAGCTTGGATTCTATCCTCAACCTCCTTGCGAATCTTCTCATCTGGGAACTTAGAGTTCTGATCCTCTATGCGTACTAATGAGAATACATCATAGTCAGCTGGATAGTTCGCTGCTATATAGCTAGATGTCTTTCCTCCTGATAAGCTGTTTAGTGTTTTCATAATCTAAAATTCATCCATGTATCTTTCTAGCGACTCTTGGAGTCGTGCGTTCTCTTTCTTAAGGTCGTACACCTCTTGCTTCATGTTGCCGTTCTTTATCCTCGCATCTAAGATCAGGCGATCTAAAGTATTGAAGTAGTCAGTGATGTGGCGATAGACTGCTGCTGTATCAGCACAGATATGGAACACCTCCCATAGCTGCTCCGTAGTCATCTTGTCTTGCTCACTTAGTTCCTTACTCAAGTAGTCCAAGCATCTATACAGCTCGGCTTCCTTTTCCATGTAGTACAATCTATTACCCTCAAAATGGAGATCCATCTATTATCGTTTCTTTAGTTATCAAATCTATTCCATTAATTCGAAAGCCGCAATTCCCTCTGGTGCTTTCCATTCTGACAGGTTCTTCTAGTGGTGTCGGTCTACCTCCACTCTCTAACATCTTTATTTTCCTTACATGGATGTCAGTGTATATCCAATCGTGAGCGTGAGAAATCGCTCTATGTATCACAAAAAATTCATCAGAGCGGTTCACGAATTTACCCCCTCCTTCAACATCACTCGCCATTGGTGGCATAGTATGCCCAGCCATTGGATGTGATCCTGTGTAGGTCTTTCTTAGTGCTTGAGTTGATGGATGCGTATTGACTATCGTAGTTATGCCGTACTCCTTACAGAACTTTCTGATGTGGCTCGTTACCTCGTAGTGGTATTCGTGAGTGCTTACTCCCTTGAGATCTTCCTTGCGTATCGTTAAGCTGTTGTACGGATCTATCATCATGCCTTGAAACTCCCAAGCATCATAGATTTCTCTTGCTATCTCTAGCAGTTCAAAGGCATTGACTAT